AAGTTAAATCCTGAATTGCAGAAAGACGGTTCTGAAATATACGAAGCCCCGTCTGGCTCTGCCCCGAAAACTAAAACGAGGAAGAAGCGTGATCTGAGCAATTCCCATATCGCCAAGAAGACCGAAGACCGGATTTCTGGTTTAGAGGGTGATATGAAAAAAGATGGAGAATTAGGAGAGTTGGATGAGTCAGAAGAAAAACCTTCCATCAACGACATCTAAGCCGCTGGCATCAACGACATCTAAGCCACCGGCCACCCGGAGGAATTATGAGATCGTCTGGGAGAATGGTGTTCCGCGGGCTGTGGTTCCCCAGCCCAAATTCAGCAAAGCTAACGCCTCGAATCTCTTAGCTGAGCTCAGTGTCTTGAACCTGAATTTCCCCTACGATGGGGATAATCCCAAATACTTCGGGAAATCGCAGGGCGAGGCGATCGCTGGGCAATTTGTGGATGCCGCGGCTGCCGGGGACATGAGCGCCATCAAAGAGCTTATGGATCGTGTTATGGGCAAGCCTCAGCAGAACATTAAGAGCGTTCAGGTAAAAGGCACGCTCGGAGATTTCCTTGACACTCTAGACACGTCTGAGGAGGACGTTATTGATATTTAAGCACCCGAAGGTCGATATTTAACAGATCGTTCAAATTCGCCCTGTGAAATCGCCAAAAACAAGGTACTCAGATGACGACACCCAACAAAGATAACCGGAATCGGAAAAAGACCTTCAAACTCCTTGAAGGGAATCTCCCCTTCTTTGCAAAGAACGCGCTGAAGATTCGCACAAAGGAGGGGCTTCTTGCCCCATTTGAGTTCAACCGCGCTCAGCTCTACACTCACGCAAAGCTCGAAGAACAGAAGCGCAACGTGGGTTACGTCCGTGCGCTGATCTTAAAAGGGCGTCAGCAGGGGATGTCCACCTATACCGCCGCCCGCTTTTACCACAAAACCATATTCGTTCCGGAAACCGCGACCTTCATTCTGTCTCATCAGGCAAAGACCACCGGCCCCTTATTTGATATTGTCAAAAGATACCACGGCAATATGCCCTCTGTTCTTGCCCCGGACACAGACACCGCCAACAAGAATCAGCTCAAGTTTGCTTTCGCCAACCCCGAAGATGCGGACAAGAAGCTGATCTCTGAGTACACAGTGGGGACGGCTGGGAACGAGGACATCGGGCGTGGGTTCACAATTAAGCAACTTCACTGTTCCGAAGCTGCCTTCTACGACAAAACTGATGAGCTTGAGACAGGATTATTTCAGGCTGTTGCAGAAATGCCCGGGACGGAAATTATCATGGAATCCACGGCAAACGGTATTGGTAATATGTTCTACCGCAAATCGATGGACGCCTTAGCCGGTAAGGGGATATTTCAGCTCATCTTCATCCCGTGGTACTGGCAGCTCGAATACAGGACCCCGACCACTCCTGACTTCATCCGCTCCCCGGAAGAAGAAAAACTTGTGCACCTCTACGACCTCGACGATCAGCAAATCCTCTGGCGGCGCAATAAAATAACCACGCTCGGGAGCGAATGGAAATTTCAGCAAGAGTACCCCATGGACCCCGCGGAAGCTTTTGTTGTCTCCGGAGAGTCGCTGATCGATAAGCAAAAACTTTTAGAAGCGCGCAAGTGCAATATCGTCGATAACAACGCTCCTATTGTCTTCGGCGTTGACTGCGCCCGCTCAAACGACAGAACCGTCATCACTCTCCGCCGGGGGAGACAGATCATTACCTACCTCGCATGGCCCAACACCCCCGGAGATACCGGCGAACCGTCTGTTGAATTGGCTAATAAACTTGAGCACCTCATCAAAAAGTTTTCGCCTCAGAAAGTGTTCCTCGATTACGCGCAAGGCTACGGCACCATTGACCTCCTGCGCTCTTGGGGCTACCGCGATATTGTTCAAGGCGTTTACTTTAACCAGCGCCCAAGCGAACCTGAAATGTATTTGAACAAAAGATCAGAAATGTATATCAACGCCCGGGACTGGATTCACGACGGGAACGTCAACATCCCTGATGACGACGCTTTCTTCACCGAATGTGCGGTGATTCCCGAATACAAAGAAACACCGACGAAGAAGAAGTTTATGGTTCCCAAAAGCGAGATCAAGTCCACTCTAGGCGTGTCTCCTGACATCTGGGATTCTTTCATTTTAACCTTTGCATTTCCGATAAAATATGATAGCGTAATAAAGAGACGGTCTAAGACCGCTGTTGTTTCTAAGAAGTCGAGTCCATACCAAACCGCACAGAGAATCACAGGAAAACCCAGAACCTCGACGAAAACTATAAACGTAGATTTTTAAAAGAAGGGGATAACCTATGTCGTCTGGTACATTTTTTGGTGATATTATCCGCAACCCTTTGTCCCTAGACCCTATCGGTGATGCAAAGAAAAAGAGAGCGGAAGCAAATGCGGCTAGAGATGCAAGTGCGGCGGAGAATAAAGCTCAAGTGGATGCAAGAGCCGAAGGGGTGAAACTCGAGAAGAAACAAAAAGCAACACAAGCGGCGGCGATCAACACACCTTCCCGCGGGTTTGGTTCTAACACCCTCGAGAATTTATCGAGATCGTTTTTACTGAGGTTATAATTTATGGTACAATCGACGAGAATCCCTAACCGGATAGAAGTTTTAAAAACGCGAGTCAAAGATAACGAAGCAATAAAACAGCATTGGCACAACATCTGGGAGTTTTGTGGAGAATACGTCCACACCCGCAAACAGCATTTCCTATCCAGCCCCCTGCCGGGAGAATTTTTAACTGAACAACTTTATTCCACCGTTGCCCCGCAGGCTAACTCTGCGATGTCCTCAGCTCTACTTGGTCAACTCTGGCCCAACGGCGCGCGGTCTGTTCGTCTCACTCGCCCTAAGCATATCCCCGACACAAAAGAAAGCAAAGATTACTACAAAAAGATTACGAATGTTTACACCGGATTTTTAGATCAGCCGGAGGCTAATCTTGTTCCGGCTTTGTCTGAATACTTTTTTGATCAAGGGGCTTTCGGTATCGCGGGTGTTCACAGGAAACGGACAAATGATTTTATACAGCCGCTCAAGTTCTTCCCTGTCACGGTGAAGAATCTGCTTGTCGAGGACAATAAAGAGGGGCGTATTGTAACGGTCTTCATTGACGATACGTACACTGTCCGTCAACTCGTCGAGACTTTCGGTATCGAGAACGTCTCCAAGGACAACAAGGATAGATATTTGAAGGGCGCTTTCCACGACAAAGTGCGTGTCATGCAAGTCGTTGAGCCCCGTATGGTAAACAACCCGAAATTCCAATTCGGCAACAAAAACTTTCCTATCTCCTCAATTCACTTCGAGTGGGACACTTCAAAGATTTTAAGAGAGTCAGGGTTTCTCCAACACCCTCTGATTGTTTCAAGATTTGCAAAAGCTATCGGCGAGCTGTACGGACGCTCGCCCGCTATGTTTGCGATGCCGGCCGTTCTCAGGTTAAACCTAATCATGGAAATTCTACAAAAGAACTCAGAGAAAGTCGGCTCGCCACCTTTATACCTTCTGGACAATGGCGCGCTGGGACCGACGATCGTCGATACCTCAGCAGATGCCCTGAATGTTTTCCAGACGACCAGGCTAGGGGAGAAGTCTCCTATCGGTGCGATCAATGATGTTGGTGATCTTCGCCCCCTCCTAGAGCTGGCTGAGATTTTAAAGAACGAGATCACGCAAGCCTTTCTCATCGACAGGCTTCTTGATTTCAACAACGAAACGAGAATGACCCTCGGGGAAGCTCAGATACGGGATCGTATTCGCGGTGATGCCAATTCGGCGATTTACAAACGGCAGTTGAATGAATTGTTTACGCCGCTTCTTCAGGGGGCTTTTAATGACCTTCTTGATATGGGTCACATGGGAGTTGTCCGGGGAAGCGATGCCGAAGCGGAAATCATTGACCGGGGTCTTGAACCTCTATACCTTCCCGAGAGTGTCAAGAACGCTCTGGAGAAAGATTTGCCGATCTACGAGATTGAATATATTTCTCCGGCGGCAAGAGTGATGCAGACGGAAGAAGTGCAGGGGCTAACTTCGTTTCTTGATATTTCCGTCGGGGTTGCTTCAGCTATGCCGGAGGCTTTGGATAATATCGACATTGACGCTGTTATCAAAGAGATGGCAAATCTTACAAATATTGGGGAAGACAAGTTGAACGACTCTGATACTGTTAAGGCTATCCGCGAAGCGCGGGCGCAGGCTCAGCAGGAAGCGGCTAAGATGGAGCAAATGCAGCAAGCCGCAGACGCCGGGATGAAGGTGGCTCAGGGGCAGAGTATGATGCAAGGAGCTATGAGTGGTAGACCACGCGGTTAAGATTTGTTAATCTGATTTGGGGGGAGGGGTACCGCACGAAGATTATACTAAACCGTTTGACGTTGAGTGGCTATGTGAGAAACATCATTCAGAACGCCATGCCAAATAAGAGGACTAGACAATGAGAGAGAAAGAACAAGAGCAGGATAAGATAAAACGCGCGATTGTAGAAATTGCCGAAACTGAACAGGGCCAGATTTTCTTTCATTGGCTGGCAAATTCGTGCTTCTTTTCGAGATCGACTATTGAAAGCAACCCGAGTGCGAGAGAAATAAACCCTCTCGGAACTGTGTATAATGAGGCGAGAAGAAGGTTATATCTCGATATTCGTCGTGCGATACCAAAAGCTTTACTAAGAAAAATAGAGAATACTTAGATCAAGGAGAGACCATACCATGACCGAACCAAATCCAAATCCAAGCCCAGAGCCTACTCCTTCACCGGAGCCAACCCCAAACCCATCCGTCAAGGTTGACTATCCCGCGCCAAACCCAACTCCAAACCCCGCACCTGATTTGGATTTTAATGCTGCGGTGCCTATTGAGTTCAAAGATAAGCCGTACATGAAAGAGGTCGATTCGTTCGATAAGCTGTTCAAAGATTTTGACGGCGCGCAGACTTTAATTGGGCAGAGGCAAGAAGGGCTAGAGTTGCCCGCGGCAGACGCGACACCGGAGCAGATTGAAGCATACGCGGCGAAAGTTAGACCAGAGTCCGTCGAAGCGTATCAGTTTCCGGAGACAGAATACTCTAAGAAATTCGGACGCGACGAAGCCTTCCAAGGGCAGATGAAAGATTTATTCCACAAAGCCGGTCTTCAGCCGTGGCAAGTCAACGCGCTGACTGAAGGATATGACGCCGCCCTTTTCGGCAAAGCGAATGAGCTGGCCCAAGGCAAAGAGACACAATCGGCTGATTTTGAGAAGTTAGCGGATGGACATTTTGCTGACCAAAAAGATGCGAAGCTGAAAATCGCAAACGACATCCTGAAAGCAAATACGCCGGATGCCTTTAAGCCTCATTTAGAAAACCTCTCCAATGAAAACCTGATGATTATGTCGGCGGTGCTGAACAATGTTTACGACAAGTTTATGAAAGAGGATGACTTAAATATAGGGGGTAAAGGAACAGCGACGGACTCAGGCGCCTTGCAGGAAGAAGCGCGTCAGTTAATGGCTACCCCGGCGTACAAAGATTTCCGTAATCCTAGCCACGATACGACCGTTAAGAAGGTTAACGAGCTGTACGATCAGATAGGAAATATAAAAAAATAGAGAATGTAGTTGACATAACGTAAAAATATATGTTAACTTTAAAAGTGAGCGGGGAGCGTTTAATCACGTCCGTAGGGTTTAGCCGCCCTAAAGAAAGGCAACACGTCCGGGGAACCGGGGAGCGTAAATAACTCTCAGTGTAAACCTTTAATAGGAGGCTAACCATGGCCGCTCAAATCGAGACAGCAAGGGTTATCCAGTTCTCCGACGGTGTTCATCAGGAAGCACAACAGATGAAAGCCCGTCTTGCTGGAATTTTCCCGGTCAAGCAGCTACGCGGTAAGTCATACGCGTATGATGGTGTTGGGTCTATTGAAGCTCAAGAGCTCAATGGCCGGTTCAATACCGTCAACTTTTCTGATTTAAAGATCACTCGTCGTAAAATTGGCAGACGCCGATTTTCTCTGACGTTACCGATCGACGAAGATGATATTTCCCAAGTATTACTAAACCCGGAACGTGAATACCAAAAAGCGTGTGCGATGGCTATGGCCCGTGTGCATGACCGTATTGGTACTGAAGCCGCTTTGGCTGACGTTGTTACAGGCGAAGATTTTGATACGACTGTGACATTTGCTTCTGATGGTGGTTTAACCGTGGATGCTACCGCTGGATTCACGTATGAGAAACTTTTGGAGATCGTGCAGAATTTCATCGACAATGATGTTGGGAACGACATGATTGAAGATTTCATTCTCTGCATTTCCGGGGATGAGCACACAGCTTTGATGGGCGAGATCGAGTTGATCTCAGGTGACTACACCCGTCAGTTTGCTGTTGAAAAAGGTTCAATTCAGGAAGCCGTAGGTATCAGGCTGATCAAATTTGCCGCTAACGCGACAAATCCTGTCTTAACCGTAGCCGGGGGTACCCGTGACAATATCGCGATGAGTTCTCGCGCGTTATGTTACGCGATGCCGAAACAATTTGAGATCAAAGTTCAGGAGCGTACTGACTTAGTACAAACAAATCAGGTTCAGGTAAACTGGACTCTTGGTGCTGTTCGTACTGAAGGTGTTCTTGTCCAAAAAGTCCAAACTACTGACTAAGAGGAGGCTAATATGTCTTTTGATATTGTTGATGCAAAAGTTTTAGCCGGTGAAGCGACCGACGCTCATAAGTCAAGCGGAGTAAAAAAGATTGTCCGTACAGTGATTTTTGAGACAGAAGCCGCAGACGCCGCGGGCGATATTAAAGCTCTATTTAGAGTTGGCGCCCATGAAATCCCTGTTGCTTGCCGTATTCTCAACGACGCGATTGCAGGAGCCACTGATATTGACGTAGGTCTTTATCGTGATTCCGAGGTTGTTGTTGACGCGGACGCTCTTGCGGATGGGTTAGACATCTCAGCAGGAAGTGCTATTGGCTCACCGGCCAATGGTTTATCTGCATTAGGTATTGATGAAGTAAAAGGTAAAGCCTTTTATGACATCGCTAATGACGTTGCCACTGGTGACGTTGTTGGAGATTTGCCTAATGATTCCTATTGGGTGTGCTTAACTCTTAACTCTGAAGTTGCCGCAGCTGGCACAATTAACATCGAATTGGAAACAATCGGTCGATAAACAGAGTATAGATCATAAAGTGCGATAAAAGCGCACGCAGCTATTAAATGCTTGCGTGCGCTTTTTATCTTTCAGGAGGTTAGATATGCCTAAGCCGACCAGTAGCGTCGCGATTTGTAATATGGCTCTGGATTTGCTGAACGAAAAGAGTATTGTAAATATCGACGCTCCTACTTCGAGCGTTGAGATTTTGTGTAATCGTTGGTACGATCCTGCACGCTGTAAATTATTAGAGTCTGCGAATTGGGCGTTTGCCCAGACCAGTGAAGCTATCCCCCGCGGCGGGACGCCAACTATTGCTCGTTACTCTGATTATTACGTCTTCCCAAATAACTATCTAAAATTAACCGCGATCAAGAATTGGGACTACCCTCTGCAACGGTGGGATTACCGTATTGAGGGCAAGAAAATCTTGATGAATAATGCGGGTGCGTCTTCTCTTGATATTTTCCTTATCCAAGACTTTGAAGATGTGTCCACCTTCCCAGGATATTTCTCGAATCTTTTAGCTGCCGAGCTTGCTTTGAGTATTGCTATGAAGTTGACTTCAAAGCCCTCGAAACTAAAGTTTTTGAGCGAATATATAACTGAACTTCGTCGAGTGGCTTATGGCGCGAATGGCCAGACACAGCCGCCGCGGCGATATGACGTGAGCAAAATAAATCAAGTAGGGCTTTTCCCCAGTTCCCGAAACACGGTTGCGGGGCCGTATGAGTTCCTATTTGACCCTAACTAATTATGCCTGAGCAACTGATAAACAATTTTTCCGGAGGAGAGGTCTCCTCTGATTTATATGGTCGTAGCGATTCAGAAGTCTATAAGGCGAGCGCGCGCCGGTGTGCGAATTGGTTTCCTCGCGCGCAGGGACCTATTGAATATAGGGGAGGACTGTCTTATGTTCACCCTTCAAATCAGAACGAGGACGTCAGGATAGAAACCTTTCAATTCTCCAACGAGGAAACCTATATTCTCGAGTTCACCCCCGGACTGTTAAGAATTTATGAAGACGCCAATATTACACTAAATACATCTTCCGCCACGATTACCGGGGTCACTCAAGCAGACCCCGCCGTGGCCGCAACCTCAGCGCCCCACGGGTACTCTGCCGGGGATCAGGTTTATCTAGCGGGTATCGTGGGAATGACGGAGCTTAACGGCCGGTTCTTCACTGTCCGTAATCCTGCTGCCAGTACGTTTGAATTAGAAGACCTTTTCGGAAATTCCGTTGACGGGACCGGCTACACGGCTTATGCCTCCGGCGGCACGGCGACCTCCGTATTTACGGTGGCGACCCCAATTACCGCTGATCAGCTCGATAAGTTTCAATGGGCTGGCGAAGGCAACATCGGGTATCTTGTCCACAATGGCTTTGAGCCGCGTAAACTTACGCGTGTGAGCGCGACCAGTTGGACTCTCGCGACATACGTTCGCACAAACGACCCTTTCACCGTCTCGACAAAACGGCCTCGAGCTGTGGCTTTTTATGAAGGCCGTTTGGCTATGGGCGGAACGATCGACAACCCGGACAATATGTATATGTCCCGGGCGCCGGATGCGGCGGGTCTTAGCCGATATGATGATTATACTTTAGGCGCGGCGGTGGACGACGACGCTCTTATTTTCCCTATATCTTCGGCTCACGGGGATATCGCTTACATTAACTGGATCGCTGGTACGGAACCGTTCTTAGCGATTGGAACCACTGGCGGGATTAACTCGATGGATGGTGGGGGAACGAACGAAGCCATCACGCCGACGAATGTTCGTATCAGGCCGATAAGTCCTTACGGCGCACAGCTTTTAACTCCTGTTGCAAATGGGTCAGCTCTTTTCTATATGCAGAAAGGGTCCCGAAAATTACGTTCATTTGAGTATGAACTCTTGCAGGATTCCTACCGATCTATCGACCGGCAATTTTTGACAAATCATTTAATGGTTAGCGGGGTCAAGCAATTAGCTTTTCAGCGTGGCCGCGACGATACCGTTTATGCTGTCACTGAGGATGGGCGATTGCTAGGGTCGGTGGCAAAAGCAAAAGAAGACCCTTCGGGGTGGTTCAGGCTGATCCCCGGCGGGGCGGATGCGAAAGTCTTGTCCGTTACAGTAGAGTCGTTAGTCTCGGGGTATGATAGGGTTTGGGTTGCGGTTGAGAGAACGATCAACGGGGCGACGACCCGGTATTTAGAGTATTTCACTGACCCTGCCGAGGGGCTGATCATTGAGGATTATTTTACGGATGAGGACAGCTACGAAACAGATAAAAGAGATTTTCTTAACGAGACCGTTGAGAAGCAGAGGCTATTCACTTATTTAGACAGCCATCTAACGAGTGATGGAAAAGATGTTGCTGGCGGCACGATCTCTATGACGCCGGGCGCGGTTACGGGCACAAGTA